GGTGGTCTTGCGAGACGCAAACGATGAGGAAGGCTGTCAGCGGAACGCGTTGGCCGTGGCGACGCAGGCGTCCGGTGCGACGTGCGTGCCAGTATCACATGGCGCGGTTTTCTGCGCAGTGAAGCGCATCGCGAGCCGCGCGGGCGTGCCGCTGCATGTGCGTGCGCTCAATAAAAAACCCGCGAGCGCTGCATTTCTCGCGGGTTTTTTTACGCCTTCGTCGAATCGAATCGCGTCGCATCAACGCAATCGATGGTGCCGGGGACCGGACTCGAAGAACCAATAAAACAAAGACCTGCGCCCTTCCGTGGGGAGATTTTGCGTAATTACGCAGCCAGCACGGCGTCTACCTGTTCGACGGGGATCAGCCCACAGTCATTGAATTTTAGCCTGCCGGCGTCCATCAACTTTCGCACCGTATGACGGTGTAACCCCAGCATGTCCGCTGCCTGCGTGATCGTCACTTGCGACGGTCGCGGGTGGCGCATCGCGTAAATCTCTACTGCCTTAGTTGCAATCTGGATCGCATCCAGTTCAGTCATTCACTCTCCAATCAAAGGGAATACATGCCAAGAATTGACCGGGCCGTTGTCGCCCGTGTAGCAGGGGCCGCCACTGTGGCCACCGCGCTTTTTACCGCTCAGTTCGAGGGGTACTCCAACAAGGTCTATAGCGATCCTGTTGGCATCAATACCGTGTGCGTCGGGCATGCCCGCACGGACCCGCACGGAAAGCCGCTCCGGCTCGGTCAGACGTACTCCGACGAGGTTTGCAGTTACCTGTTAGGGAAGGACATCAGCGAGGCCGACAAAGCCGTCCAGAGGCTTGTTAAAGTGCCCCTGTCGGAAGGGGAACGAATCGCCTATACGGACTTCGCATTCAATGCAGGAGCAGCCAACCTTGCGGCGAGTACGCTCCTCAAGAAGGTCAACGCCGGGGATCGTGTAGGTGCATGCCATGAACTGCCGCGATGGACTTGCGCGACAGTCGAGAAAGGCAAAGGGGATGCGAGTGGGACGTGTGCGACGAGGGATCGCTCAAAGAAGCAACTCCCCGGACTGGTGAAACGCCGGGATGCGGCTATGCGCGCGTGCCTCGGTTGACACAGTGAAAAAGGCCCGCATCTCTGCGGGCCTGATACTACGGGTGTAGGCGACGCTACGCATGCCTACCTTTTCCTTCTGTTAGTGCCTCCAGGGCTGCACGTGCAAGAAAGCCGCTCCGGGTTTCGTGGCGGGATGCCACATAAGCGTCAATCTTGTGCAGCACGAAGCGAGGAAGGCTTACGTTGATCCGTTCCGGCTTAGAGTCAAGCTGTTCAAGATCAACACTAACAAACGCCCAAATCGCTCCAGCGTAGTCGGGATTCGCCGCCAGTTCTTCAACGGTCGAGCAGGTAAAGCCGACTTCTTCACCAAGCTCAACCAACGTCTCGACGTGGCTAACGATCGCCTCTTTAGAGTTTTTGATTGCTTCATCGATGGTATCGCCCCAGGAATGAACGCCCGGAATATCCGGAACAGTCACACCGTAGACGCTCCCATCGTCCTTATGAATTGCGATGGGAAATTCCATACAGATCACTCCGACAGTTCAGCGTTTCCTCTGCATCCTATGGTCGGTTAAAAACCGCCGGTCACTTAAGACCAGCGGTTTTCAGGATGCTCTTGGTTGTGCCCATTGGCAGGTCCTTGTTCGGGTGTGGAACCGTCGCAAGCCCCGGCTTCGTGGGGTGTTTGAAGTGGTGATGGCTGCCTTTCGTTCTTACCAAAAACCAGCCGTCCGCTTCGAGCATCCGGATAAGTTCTGTCGAACTCATAGTCACCTCCAGATGTCTTGTGTGTAATTCTACACACGCCACGGAGGATTGCAAGCTTTTTGTGTATTCGTGTGTATCGCGTGCGCTACTCCTTGGTCAGGGTAACCATATCTTCTGCGGGATAAATCTGGAGCATCGCCCGCGCGGCTTCGACATTCGGCGTCGTAAGCCATTCCTCCCAGTCGTCGGGACGCAGGATCACCACTGACCGCTTCTCGTCATCCGGCTTGTGCATCCTCGACATGATCGGATGGTCGTCTGCATTTACCGTAATCATCGTCATCACGTGACGCGGCTTACCTTCCGCGTCTTTCAAGGTGCGCCAAATCCCCGCAACGCACATCGTCGGGCGGTCGATTACGCCAATCTTTTGCCACACGCACGGACCTAGTATCCACTTCCCGGCAGCATCTTGCCGCGCTTCCGGATAGGACGGCTCGACCACGTACCGCGCTGGAATCAAGCAGCGGCCACCCGACCTCCACGTCGGCCCGTACAGAGGAGACTTCCCTAGATTGTCATCGCGGACGTTCATCGTAGTGCGCATGAGCGGCGGCTTGCGTCCCTGCTCCTTCGCCTTCTCCACGTTCGCCTTCTGGAGCGCACGCGGCCAGAACCCGAACCCGGCAATCACGGGCGTGAATCGTCCGTCGATGTTGGCGACGATCGGCGCGTCATAGTCCTGATAAATCTCGGGCTTCCACGGCGTCCAACGGTACAGGTCGCGGAAGTTGTCAATCTTCAACTCACTCAGGCCGGGGTCCTCGCCGGGCGCTACGTAGTTGGTGCACATGGTCCGCGTCCTCTATTCGTACGAATTGCCAGTGTCCCTCTAGTAATAACCCAATTCTGGGGGCGATTGAATCTGGTCCAGCGGTATAACGGGTCCGCTTAACCACTCGTCCAGTGCAGTGCAGATGATGTCGTAGTACACCTCATCGAACCCGGAGCCTTCGGGTTGGCCCGGAGCGTCGGGGAACAAGTCCCGTCCTAGCGTCACCTGATGCTCGCAAAAGCCATATTTCCCCATGACGATATTCCCGCCTAGATCGTCGTAGCACCGCGCTTCGTACCCTATGACGGTGAGTTCCATGAGGCTTACGATATGGTATTTGGCATCCGCGATACACATATCAACGAATGCCCTTTGTACGGCGGTCATTGGTCGCGGCATGTCCCCCTCCTAGGTCGCTCCACCTACATCGCGCCCCGTTTTACGAGACTTGACCAAACTATAGTAGCGCGGAATATACTGTACATCCATACAGTGTTTTGAGGTGAATCGTGGAACCGCTCTGGGAGTACCGCTGGGAGTACGTGGACCCGTATTACGGCGTGATCGACTGCAAATTCTGGATGACGGATTGGGAGGCGGAACGCTGGCACGCGTACGGGCAGGAAGGGACACGGCGTCTAGATGAGACGCGGAGGGATAGGCATTTGCAGCCGAAGTCTACCGAGCAAGCGCTCTCGTACGCATCGGCCCCCGCAGGAACAGACCCGTTGCCGGAGTTTGTGTCTCCGGACACAGGCACGTTGCGCCGCTGGTGGAAGCACCCTGAGCGGGTTGACGGCGCGGACGTGCGCCGTATGGTCTTGGAGGTCATCGCGCTTCGGAGACTCCTAAACGCGAGCGTCAAGGTAGCCTCCGAGCCTCGCGAGGTTTAGTTACTTCTTGTCGGGCACGATGCCCCAGCACTGCCCCGCGCGTTCATTCTCCGGAATCGTCTCGGGGTTGTGCTTGCACTTGTCGATCGTATCCAAGGCATTCTTGTAGTCGGTCACAAGTGGATCGACAATGCTATCGACGTATGATGCCTGGGCCGTTGTGTCAGGCGTTTGGCAGTCGCTCCCCATCTGGTCCGGGGTCGGCCGGATGCCGCCGATTGCATGCCCGACGTTATCGCCACCGCTACCCAAGGCGGACCACAGCGACGCGGCGGATGTCTGGATAACATCACCCTGTGCGTCCAGCTTGTCCGGCAGACACGACAGGATCGGGCGCGCGAAGTACACGACGTTGCCCTTGATGTACTCCCGCGCTGCATACACGCGAATGTCCTTATAGAACTGCGCCGCCGCAGCTTTCTTTTCCGGCGTATCAACGTAGCCCGTCATGTCGTCGTACTGGAAGTTCACCAACGTCCACGTCGAAATGTTGACGTTTGCTGCCGCCATCTCCGCAGCGCTCGGCGCTTCACCGTTGTTCACACTCATAACGAGGTCATGCAGCTTCGATCCGTTGACGATTCCGGGATACACGCCGATGTCCGCTCCGCGAGCCTTGAATGCTTCTTGCAGGCGATTGATGGTGTCCTGTGAATCCGGCGCAACGGGAGACGATGCGGGCGCATCCGTAGCAGCCATCGCACGCGCCTTAGTTGCAGTCGCAACGAGCGGTGCGCCCGTGTACGTCAGCTTGATTGCGGGTCCGGTGTTTGCCGGAGTGGATGCGGTATCGTCGCCCCCGCCACACGCGGCCAGAAATGCGGAAAGAACAGCTACAGCAGTGAGTCGTTTAATCATTGTCTTTGTTCGATTTGTGTTTGTTTAGCCCCAACGAGAAGTTTACACGCGCTTTCACGACGAAAGCTAGAACCACGCGTAAATCGATTCTCGGACCACGCTCAGATCAAGCACGCCATACTTCGGAACCTCCGGAAGCGCCGCGCGCTGTTCGTCTGTTAGAGCCGCGACTACATCGTCTGTCCAGGAGCGCAGCAGGTCCGGCGACATCAGTTCGACAAACTGCTCGCGTGTGCTGCGGAATACCTCCCCGCATTGAGCGAACGGCGCACCGAACGAGTCGTGAATCATCCAGAAATTGCGGACGCCCTTTCCGTGCAGATCATTGACGACGTAGGCCATGTGGGAGGCATCGACGCCATGCACAAAGTTCGGGGCTACGCCGGCCCGTTGATCGTTCTTGCTGAGGCCGTTCGTATCCACGGAGAACGTTCGCGCGCGGCGTGATTCTGGACCGGCGATTTGCGTTTCGAGGCGCACCGATTTGCGCGCTACCCGCGCTTGTTCTACCCGCAAGCCTGCCGGTGTTCGCCACACTAACGGGAGGCCCGCAGCGGTCATCACATCGGACACTGCCTGTAGGTAGGCCATTGCGTTGAGCATCCCCGGCGCGACATCAGAAAAGCATGCGTTGATTTGCGAAGCCAGCCACATCGACTCCGCGTCTGGTGCGCCGGTCTTGCTCTGTACCTGCTCCCCGAACGTGTACGTTCCCGCGCTGTACACCTTCGTCATGCTCGGCCCTTTCAACAAATCACGGTCGATCGACTTTTCGGCCCAGAATTGCAAGCGTGCCATCGTCGCCGCATCCGCATAATCGACAAGGCCGCACAGGCGCTTCGATAAGGCGTCCGCCATCCGGCCGTAATAGTCATCGCCACGCGGAGCGGGAACGAGATTCACCATTGCGCCGGCAGACGCATCGCGAGTCATCCCCGCGAGCATTTGCACCCCGCTACAGCTTCCGTCCAATGCGCCCGCAAGGCGACTGCGGAACGCGTCACCCTCCTCCTGATACCCAGCCCATTCGAAGCACGCCGCGAGGAATTGCCACGGCTTATCCGCGCGATGCCAACCTGTGTTAATTCGAGGATTCTCCGCATACGAGAGAATCGCCATTGAGTTATCCAGCGCCCATTGCTCCCGCTCCTCCGGCGTACGGTGAACTTTCTTTCCGTCCACAGTAATCTTGTCCTCGCCGGCAAGATTGCAGAGATGGATTGCGAGCCACCGCGCCCCATCCCGACCTAGCGGCGTACCGTCCGCGAATTCCAGACAGCCCTTACACAGGTCGGCGCCCTGCGGGCTGATGATGCTCGTTGCGGGATACATCCGGCCGCGCCAATCGAGATTCCACGGGAAGTAAAACGCCTCCTCGTCTACAAGCTCTTGCATTGCGGCCAAGGTAAGCGCACTGCGGATCGTCTTAGCGCGGCGAAGTGATTCCGGCGTGTCGTGGCGGGCCTCGATATACTTCCCATTGATAACGGCCCCGCGCATGTCCTCCGCGTTTGTCTTGAACGTCTGCGCGACCTCAAGCACGCGGCGATTCACTCGAAAGCGCGTCGCCTGCAACGCATTCAATGCTGACACGATAACTTCCGACTCGATCGGCCGTCGCGTGCCGCGCACTGCTGGAATCTGGTCGTGAAGGTATCCGCCATGCGTTGCGAATGTCGTCCACGGCACAGGCGGGACAAGCATCGGTCGCCGCTCCGCGAAGTCCACCGCGAGGCCGTCGCCTGCTACCTCGTCCATGAATCGCGCCGTGAGGTGGAACGTGTTCGGCTTGCGCGTGCGACTCATCATCTTGGCTTCGCCGGTTCGCTCCTCCAGCCAACCAGTAGCCGCGCAGAAGTGATCCAGCAGAAGCAATGCGGCCCGTTCGTATCCGAGTTCGCCGTACTCCGGTGCGCCGCCTGTCAGATTACGGAGGCGGCCCGCCAAGGCTCCAGCGAGGGTCTGCGCACTCAGCGGCCTATCCGGGTCCGCCATCCGGCCCAGCATTCCGCAAATCGCGTCCCATGTTGCGTCCGCCTGGGCGGCGACATCGACGGCGTTTAGGGGGTTGTACTTTCCGCCCTTGTGCTCGATCTTGGAGACCTTTCGCTTGGTCTGCTTCGCTGTCTCCAGGGCCGTACGGAAGGCACTGAGACCCGCATAGAGCGCTTCGCGGTTGCTCAGGCCCGCGTCGTCTGTCGTGCGGCGGCTGCTCTGCGCTTCTCTGCACAGTTGCTTGATGACTGCTGCGCTACACCCGGCTTCCTGCAACTTCTCGACGTGCTTTCGTGCGTACGGCCGCACTTCCGGAATCTCCGTCAGGCAAACAGCCACGGTCATTTCGCGAAGCCTCTGATACTCCGAAATTGCGCCCATCAATCTCCAAGAAAATGCCGCCACTACCGGCGGCAGGATCAATCACATGTGCTTGCTGGCGATGTGTACCCAGGCCATAAGCGCATAGGTTGCAGACAGAACGAGGTACAAGGTTTCAGGTTGAAGGATTCTCATGACGGTATCGACTCGCTATAGAACATAGGAATGCTTATATAGGCTCACCTATAACACTTCGATTCGCGACGTTTCACTGTCGCTTGACCGCCATGATAGCCACGCCCCGTCCGCGCGCAACTGAAAAATTTCTACCGCCGACCATTGACAAATTACATGCACAACACGACGTAACACAAAGATAATCACGCCGTTACACAGAAGATCATCGCGGATAATTCTCGATCATCATCGTGTACAAATTCGAATATGTTTTTGCATCGTGCGTCCGAATACCCGTGTCGTATTTGTGCGACACGCTACGTGAATTCGTAGTAATCCGCTTCGAGTTCAGTAACCAGTCGGTTCACCTCCGACTGTGGGAGATAGTCCCGCGCCTCGATAATCCGCCGTGCGGCGCGCTCGGGGTTATGCGTTTCGAGCGCGCACGCGACCAAATCGTAGAACGCGCAGTAGGCCGCTTGGTTGATACAGGCTTGAACGCTCAAGCCGCCTCGCCTACGTGTTCCTTCAATGCGACAAGCACCGTTCGGGCTGCTTCGCGTGCGTACTCCTTGCAAGCCTCCTCGATTCCAGGTGCCTCCAAGCCCTCCATAATCGCCTTCTCCACTTCTGGATGCGCCGTGATAAACGCTTGTACATCCTTGGCTGTTTGGTCATCCTCCATGTCCAGCAGGTCTACCAACGCCGATGCTACGAATGCCTTCAAAATGATGTCTTTCAAATCTTCCCCTTGTATGTTCGTTGGTATTCGCGCTCGCAGTCTTGATAAATTCGCTCTGCGCGTGCCGCCGCTTCCTTGCGATCCGCTGCGGACGCGTTCGCGTTCTTCGCTTCCTGCAACGCCGCGTATAGATCGCTGTTAGGCGCTACTCGCGTGTCCTTGTAGTAGACCGGCTTACGCTGCATCCGCAATCGTGTAGTGACGCGGCGCTTTGTCAACGTGAAGTGCCTGGAGACGCTTCACGTGTGGCGTCATCTCTACGATCAGTCGTGCATAACCGCTGTTGTAGTCCCGGTCATCAACGAGCGTCCCAGCCGCCTCCGCGTCCACAATGATTGCAAGACACGCAAGCGCATGTGCGAGGTCAGGCAGGCCGGAATCCGGATCACAGGGGCGACCTGAGAACCAACCATTAACGTGCCGCTTGAGTGCGTCGTAGTAGATCGATGCTCGAACTTCGGACGCCCGGTAATTGCCGCGCCCGTACTTCAACGCGCCGTCCAACAAACCCAGCGCGCCCAACACAGTCGCCGTCTCGGGCCAAAGGTGCATAGGCACTTTGCTACTGCCAATGGACTCTTTCGGATTCGGATTCTTCGGGCTAATGTCAGGCGGGTTTTCCCGCTCCCATGCCAAACCATCAACGATTGAGATACTTCCTCCTCATCTTTCTCACCTTCTTCGCGAGGCGCTTCCCGAATCGCTCCGGATCAATCGCGCCGCGCTCCTGCATCACCATAAGAAAAGCCGCCAAGTCGGCGGCCTCGTCAGTCAACTTCCGTCTACCCCAATCACTCCGGGCATTCTTCATCGCGGCTTGCGTAAATTCCGCCGCTTCCTCTGCTGCGTGAATTAGTAATGGCTTCATCGGTGTACGCATGGAATCCACGCAACCACTCGCTACGGGCGAGCGTGCCGCAATCAAAAGGAACGTCCGCAACGTCGAATCCCTCCGACGCTGCGATACACCCGCATTGGTAGAACGTTGGAACGTGAGAGGTCATCAGCTAACCAACAGGTTCGCCTTGTGCTGCTTCGAATTAACCGTGAGACGGCCACGGCTCCATGCACCGCATGCTTGGCAGTGATAGCGCGGATACTGCCCGACTTGGGTATAGCGGAGACCCTTCCGGCGAACGTTCGTGCTTCCGCACCTGTCACACTTCGGCCCGCCTCCCACAGCGCTGTCGTAGTTGCCAACGTTCGGATGGCCTGTAATCCACGGCCGGAGAACGAGGTACAACTCCTCCAGACTCAGCACGTCATCCGTGTTGTAGGCCCGCATTTCGGCCGCTGCTGCTGGATTGCCCGCAAGGTACTCGCGCCAAAGCTCAAAGCCGGGGAACTGTGCATGCTTCTGCTTTTTATGCGTCTTGCACAGCTTCGCGGTGAGCCATTCCAGCTTATTCGACGTGAACCCGAAATGCTTCCGGGCCTCCAGCATCGTATCGACTACGCGGAACGGCGACGGCGGCTGCATGCCTAGCAAGATGAATCGCGCATTGATCTTGCGTACGTCGAACTTGACGCCGTTCTGTGCGACGACGATATCGGCTTGGTCTAGTAGTTTCCACAGCTTGCGAACGATGCGGCGATCGTCCTCCTTGTTCCGCTGCCCGCTGGTGTCGTGATAGATCACGCGGGAATCGTCCAGCCACTTCGCGCAGAATGACAAGATGCACCATTCGCTGTGAATCTGGTTCAGCCCGACGTTCTGTTTCCAGAGCGACCACACGTGAGCCAGGATTGGGGAGGTTTCAATGTCCAAGGACAGGATGCGGGGCTTCTTTCTCACTTGCCGGCCTCCGCCTTCTTCGCCGCGCGGCGCTTCGCTGCTTTCTTCTTGGCCGCCTCCTTCTTCTCCTCCGGCGTCTTGTGCAGCGGATGGAACACGAACGACGGGAAAAGCTGGTAATGCTCGATGTAGTCGGCGCACTTGCGGAGGAACGTCGGAACCGGAACACCACCGCCTACGCGGCCGGCCCAGTTCTCGACGCGGCCCAATACTGCATTCACCCAGCGAGGAAGCGCCGCCCGCATCATCCCGGATTTGTGGCAGTGGTCGGCTACGATGTCGTCGGTAAGATGCCAACCAGTGATCGGGCATCGGTTGCCCTGTTCTTTCCGCAACTTCTCGCGGTAGTCTGCCAAGTCACCCTTGGACAATTTTTTGAAGGTCATTCAACTCCTGTGTTACGCGCGCTTCCAGGCGCTCCAAAGCGCGCTCGATGTGGGGGCAGTCGGGAAATGCTTCCGCGACGTTCGCGATACTCGCTTGGGCGTCCGTACGCAGCCATAGCAGGCCCGCTTGCTCTACTAGGGCATCAGCCCATGTCGCGCCGTAATGATCGGCATAGGCGGTCTGTACACGGTCGTACGCGTCCTCTTTGTTCGTGACTCCGGCGAGGTACTTCAAGGCTCGGGCGTCGCCGCATTGCTGGCCAAACAGCAACGGCAGTCCGGGGATGTTGTCGGCCGTGTCACCTTGAAGCATTTGTAGGTAAAACCACTTAAGGCCGTATTGCAAGCCATCCGTGCCGATCACGTCGAACGCACCTCGCGGAACCGTCGTTAGCTCCCAGGTCATCCAGTTAATGTGAAGCCCCGGCAGCATCCGCATATCCTTGTCACGCGTCGAAATAGCGATGTCCGACAAGCGCGAGCAATGGGCCATGCCGTCATCAGCCTCCCGCGTTACCCAGACTTTCGGGCGGAAACTCGGCCCCTCGTAATGCTCAAGGACTTCACGGAGGAACTGCCAGTTACGCGGCTTGCGCTTATGGCGTTGTCCTTGGTACGGCTTCACGGTCGCGATGTTGAACCGATAGGCCTTCGTGCATCCGCTCGCGGAGAGATGGACGACGACCGATTCCGATCCCGTCCGTAGGCGCGTTGTCTCGATGCGGTCGAACGCGTTACGCCGTGCCATTCCAGGCTGTGTGTCATCGCCGCCTGCCGCGAAGTAGGCTAGATAGTCGCCGTCCAGGTGCAAAACTCGTCCAGGCTCGACGGGCGGGAACATTCCCGCCCCAGCTTGAGGACATTCCGCCGCCGCACGCGCTATCTTGGCTCGTAGAGCCTCATTCATAGACTACGCTCGGTCGAACCGTCGCACAGAACTCGTACCACTGTTCGATGGTCGCAACCTCTCGCGCATGGTGGTCTACGAACACAGCGACATTCTCTCGGAGACCGCGCAAAGGCCAAAGGTCTCTGAGGGTGACAAACCGAATACGGTCACCTTGCAGCCCCGCATCTCTCAGAACGTGCCGCATGTAGTCACGCTCGCCGCCATGTCCGCAGACAACGAACACGCGCTTACCGTTGGCAAGCTGGCACACCGCCCGCATTAGCATGCGAGAAGTGCGCCCCGTTCCACGGTTGGGATACGCGTGGAGACTCAACCGATAGCGGCCAGCGGGTCGGCTGCGGCTTCGTTCTCGGGCGTGTCACGGTCCGGCGTTTCCGCATCCGGGAGGTCCGGCTCTTGGCCGCCTTCCAACAGCACCGAATAGAGCGGATGCTCGCGCCAATTCTTCGCGCCCATGATCTTCGTCTGAATGACGTTCTTCGTTTTCGCAGGCGCGATTACCTTGCCGTCGTCATCCTTCCGTTCCGGGTACTCACCATCGATAAAGATGCTGTCCCACATCTCCTTATCCGCAATTTCCCAGATGAACGCCTTGAGGTCAGTAAGCGGAGCCGCAACGTCAACCAAAACGTCCTTGCCGCTGATGGGGTCTTGGTACTTCGGCCCCGTGATTTTGTAGCCGTCACCAACCGGTTCCGTCTTTTTCGAACCCTTGAGCGTCGCGTAAGTCCGCTTACCGTCCGCCGACTTGCGATGATAGACCGTGACGAGGAACGGCTCCCCAAGCAGTTCCGCCATGTGGGTAGCCTTGCCCGCATAGTTCATCGCGGAGAACAACTTAAAGAAGTTCGCGCGGTCGCCCAGCGCCAAGGCTTCCTCTACCTTGATTCGATGGGGAACGCCGTTAACCGGTGCATGATTCGGGCCGCTCAGTTCGAAGATGAGTTCGACCAGATTCTTATCCTTCTTCTGCCCCGGATTATTGAAGTCGTCTACCTCATGCACTCCTGTCTCAAAGTAACCGACGAAACGCGCTTGCGCTACACCTTTTGCGGGCGGAGTGAAGTCGCCGCCGCCTGCCTGTGCTTCGGTCATGTTCGGCCCGGTTTTCGCTGCTTGCGCAATCTTCGCTTTGAGGTCGTATGCCAATGTAATAACGTTCCTTATAGTTAGTGAATGAAGGACGGCGTGTAGCCGCCCATGTACCGCTGTCGCAGTTCAACGCGGAATTGCTCCGCGCGTTCTTCGAAGTCGCCCGTAAAGGCGTTCTCCTCCATCATGTTGTCGCCGTGTACCGTGACACTCGGAACCGGGACGGGAATCGTCCAGCCGAAGTACCACTCCATGAAGTCCGACGCGGCCAGCATGCAGGCATGGAGGAGCGCACTCGATTCGAACAGGACGGACTTGTGCGCGTCCTTGTACAGCGCGTCGTGAACCTGGTTGACGAGGAGCGCGAGGCCGTTGAAGTTCTTCCGGGCGTAGAACGCACGAATCGCGAGCCACATTGCCGCCTTGGCCCACTCGCCGCCCGCACCCTGAACCTCATAGTTCGCAATCTCGGTCGGGCTGAAAGACTGCGGCATTCCGCCTTGCTGGATAAGCCACTTCGGCGCGGGCGATTCGCGGTAGCTGTACACCTTGTTGTCCGGCGTTACGCTGTAGCCCTTGCCAAGCTGGCACATCAAGCCCTTTACTTCCGGATGCGGCTGGATGTTGTTGGTTGGTCGGCGCGACTGCTTGATGCGCTCCGTCTTAGCGGCGTTGTACGCGGACAGTTCCGGGTAACGTACCTCCTCCGCACGAATCAGCGCCTCAACGTCCTCAAGAAGCATCCCGGTAGATTCCGCGATCTTCTTCGCCCCTGCCCCATAGGCGCGCTGGAACGAGAACACTTTGGCTTCGCTGCGCTTCTTCTCCCACTCTGGCAGTGGGGCAATACCGCGTGCCTTGTCGCCCTTGCACTTTAGAAGCGCGTCCTCGTAGCTGATGCCTTCCTTCTGCGAGACACGTACACAGTGCATGTCCAGGCCCGCGCGCAAGTCCTCGATAAGCTGCTTGCAGCCGGTGAGGATCGCTTGCACAAACACCTCAAGCGAGGTGAAGTCCGATTGAACGATTTGCCCGTCCTCGCCGTAACGCGAGATGAACACCGTTTTAACTTCGGACTTGCCCTCCTTCGGGACATTCTGGAGGTTCGGGTTAGACGACGAGAAACGCGCCGTAACCGTGGACGTGTGATTGATGCCGTGATGGATGATGCTGTCACCGCCGACGAGGGTAAGCATTCCCTTTTGCTCGCCCGTCTTTTCGTCTGTGGTTATGTAGTACGTCCCCAGGTCTTTCCCCAGCTTCGCGACGTTCGCGAGCGTCTTAAGGAACGGGATATCCCGGTTCCCAAGTGCTTCAATAACGTCGCTCGAAACGCTGTACAGCCCCGGCGTACTGCTGGCCCAAATCTCATCCGGCGTCGTGTAGCCTGGGAACCTGTAGAAGAAGTCCCGCATAGCCGTTTTGGGGCCACGCTCGATGTCCGGAACCTTGACCTTTTTGGTCTTAATCTCCCCGGCGTTCTTACCGCTTGCGAACCGGATCGGTTCGGGCGGATGGTCCAACGCGTACCACTCGGACACCGGCATCATTTCCGGCTCGGTCTTACCATCTACAACGCGGGATTTGTGCTTGAGGAACAGGTATTCCACTTCCTTCTGAAAGTATTGGACATTCCCTGCTTCGTCCAGCGTCTCCGTGCGCTTCTGGTACTTGACCGTACCGCCGAAGATCAGCGGCGAGAGGTGATAACGGTTGCTCCAGTTGAATGCAAAGGGGCAATCGTCCGGGAGATACGCACGCAGTTCCGCAGTGATTGCGGCCAAGCGCTCCTCAAGCTCTGCCGCGAGACGCAGACCAAGCGCCTTGTCCACGTACATCCCGTTGCGTTCCATCTCAACGGTACACAACAGGCTCCCCATGTTGAGGAGGATCGACTTAACTTGTCCGGTCTTGCGGGCCTTGGCAAGCTGGCCGAGGAAAATCTTCTCCGTGTTGCCGATGTCGCCTAAGCCCGACTCATCGCCGCAGAGGTATCGAAGGAGCAAATCCTTATCGATGTCCGGCGTATCTACGCCAGCCTCCCACAGCGCTTTAACCTCATCGATCTTGACGTTGCCACCGTAGGACACAACCATCTCGTCCATAGACAGCATGTGTGAGGTCGGCTCCATGCCACGCAGCAGGTACTCGGCAAGCTGGCAGTCCCAGACGTTCCCGCCACGCGCTACGAACTCCATCCAGGCATCAAGGTTTTGCGGCTCGCGAAGTGCATGCAGCAAGTCAAACTTGATGTTTTGACCGACAAGTAGCGTCGTGTCTTTCAGGAGTTTCGTGAACCAGTCGAACGGACGCTTACCCCGTCCGAAGTAATCTGCCGTGGTATCCCCGCCCTTGCGCTTCCAGCCGGAGACCACAACGAAATTTTCAGGGTGAAACGGAGACGCCTTGCGCTTCATGTAGGCTTTAATCGTAGTCTCCGTGTCCCACACGCAATACGTTATGTCAGCCCTCCTTGGTAAGTTCTTCGTAGCGAGCAAGGAATACTATTCGCGCTACGGCCGGATTGAATGTCGGCAGCGGCACGGCACCCGTCGCCGCAACACCATCGGTCCACGACCATGCGACGGAATCCATCACGCGGTAGCATTCAAGCGGTTCCGGCATGAAGTCCCGCCGCTCCGTAACCAATGCACGAACGTCAGCTTCCTTGATTGACGGATGCAGCGGGAACGGCAAGCCAAAGCGCTCCAGAATCGCGCGTTCCACTCGATGCTCGATCGCCTTGTAATCCGGGAGGAGTTGCTTAAGCGGACTCGAAACGTCGCCCAAGTAAGCCTCCGATGCGTCATGCAGCAGCCCTTGCAACGCGAACTCTTGAGGAACGAGATAGGACACCAACACGCTGTGCTGTGCGACGCTATAGAACTTCGTCGTGTGGCCTGTGAATCGGCAGATACGCGACAGAGCCGTTGCAATGTCCTCAATCACGATGCTGTCCGGATCGGGCGACAGGAAGTCGAAGTAGCGCCCGCTCGCGGTGAGGATTGCGGGCGTCAACCCATGTCCTCCGGATGACGGAAGCCGATGAACACCGGATGACGCGGGGCGTCTACCGTGCCGTGGTCGAAGTGCTTGAACTTGACTAGCCGACCAATAAGACTCTCCCGGTCTTGCCAGTAATCCCGCCGCTGCGCAGCGGTGAAGCCCGTGCCGATACTGAACACGACGGACGGGGAGTCGGGAACCCGCGAATCCACCGGCATAGCGACACGTAGCGCGCCCATAGTGCCTTTGCCAACCAAGCCTGCTTGTGCCGTGCTGCGCTCCGTTCGGCCTGTCGCGCTGCGTGTCGCCTCATTTGCATTGTGCATTTCCTCCTCGAAGCCGACGATTACTGCCTCACCGTCTACGAATCGCTTCACTTTGACGAGACCGCCCTCACGCTCCGTGCTTCGGCCGCATTTGTACGTGCCGTCATGTGCGCGGATCATCATTCCTTCGTAGCCCCCTGCGAGGAAACGCGCCTCCAACGTATCCAAGTCATCGGCGCATACGCAGAGGTGCTGAGGGACTGCGCGAATGTCTGCTTCCGGGTAGCGTTCGTAGAAATCCGCAATAATTTGTTCTACGCACAAAGTCCGCTCGTTAAACGGGTACGGCGCGTTGCTAAAGTAATCGAACACATGGAATATAAAGTCCGGCTCCGCCGACTTCGACATAACCGCCATGCTGTTCTGCATGCAGTTCGCATCGGTCGCAGAACCTACCGTAAGCTCGCCGTCCAGGCCCTCCAACAGGCTCGCGTATGCTGCGGCGAACTCCTGCACTACCGGATTCGGGATCGGCTTGAGCGAGCGGCTATACGCCACACCGCCGAAAAACACGCAACGGATACCGTCAATCTTGGGCGAGGCCCATACCGGAAACTTGATAAGTTCCGGCTTAGTCAGGGTCGCGGCCAGATTCGGCTTAAACCCGGTTGGAATCGTCATCGAACTCCGTTAGTTGTTGGATCATTTCCCAGACAAGGAACCCAGTGCCGCCCACCATCCAGGGCAGTTGAATCACTAGGCAGATACAGCCGATGAGTTCGACTATGCGAGGCAGAGCCATTCCCGCGCGCGCTGGAACTTCGGCGCGAACCATTCAAGGAGCGGACCAAGCCACCGGGGAAGCTCGTACACGTCGCCGGGTCGCACGATCTGCCGCACAACGCGGTACTGCCACTGCGCGACGGGCACGCCGAACACCGGATACATCGTCTCGATGTAGTCGTCGCGTAGAATGCGAACTAACGTGCCGCGCCGCAGCCAGTGCACGGGCGACCGGCTCGTCGCCTGTTGCGTCTTGACGATGCCGTATCTCACTTAATCTCCAGGTCGATCACTTCACCGCCCAGAACGCGCGCAATGTCGTCGCATTTCGCTGCAATGATTGCGTCCGGTGCGGCGTCTCCGAATCCTTCTCGCGGCTCTGGTTGATACTGGATCGTTGCGTAAATCTTTACTTCCCTCATGCAGCCTCCACAGGCATAAGCAAGCGGCCACGTTCGCCGTCGAACATGACTTCTGCTTGGGGTGATTGAGGAGCGCCTTGTCGGCGCAGTTTGTTTTTCGTCATACCGATCCAGCGAGACGACGCATAGAACGGATCGTTGACAGCACCGAGCGTGATGATTGCGTCCGCTGCGCCCTGTTTCCCCGTCTTGCTGTCCTTGAGCATGGGAAGCGTCGGGAACTGCAAACCGTCGCCGTCCGCTGAGATTTGCGATGTGGCGATAATCGGCGTGTCGTACTTCACGGCCATTAGCCGAGCCCACTGATACTGAGCCTCTAACAGTTGATCGGTACGTTGCCCGCCGTTCAACGCTTGGCCGCCGAACTTGATGTTGTCCACCATGTCCATTACGACCAGACCCGGAGGGCAGCGGCGCATGATGTCCTCTACCTCGTAGTTCCAGAAGTCGTGAATGTCCATGATTCGGATACGATCAACACCGCCAACAGCCTCCGCGTACTTGTCCTTGAGCGCACCGTTATTCGACATGCGGATAAGCTCTGCCATCGTCGCGTTAAGCGCGCTCTGGTACGTGCGTTGGACGATGCGCCGGCCCGGCCCTTCGTTATTCATCCAGAGGACGTATCGCCCGCTGTTCGGCCCGTAGTACGCGTCAAACTGGCCGGCCATGTAGGTGACTTCCGACGAAATGCTTGTCGTCTTTCCCTTGTCTGGGCGACCGGCGTACACAACGAAGTCACCGCCGCGTAGCGGACGCATTACCGTGTTCAAGCAATCAAGCCGCCAGTGCAAGCCACGGTCGTCCTTGTCATCCAGGAGAATCGAATCGATGTCCTCGGATATCCACGGAACGCGCACCTTGCGGTTCGTGTTCTGCTCGAACCGCTCTATCTCGTCACGGAGCGACACATAGAGGTCAAGCTCATCGCCGTTGTTGTATTTCTCGATCAGCGACGTAACGCGGTTCGCGGTCTCTGCCGCTACTAGGCGCTCCATGATTCCGGCCTCTAGCGACGGGTCGCAGTCCTCGTTGAGGACACGCCCTAGCAACGCACGGTACAGCCCAAGTTGCTCCGGTGTGAGCGTCGGGTGCGCGAACGTCCCGAACCACAACATGAACGGCTCAAGCTCGATGCGTTGCTGTTCGGGAAACTCGGTGAAGAACTTCCCATAATCGCCAAGGATGACGACAGATTTTGCTTCCAGTGCTGCTGTTGGAACTGCTTTCGCCAGCCTCTCGTAACGCTCGCGATACTTGAGAAGCTGGAGGAGTGTTACCTCGATCGACAAGCGTTAAACTGCGCGAATCCGGATGGTTTCTCCCACGACGCGGTAGCGCAACGACGAACAGCGCTCAACATCGCGCAATGCGGTGTACACGGCATGGAGGCCATCGGAGACCGCCACTCGTCCGAGAACCGCCCGAAGCTTGACTGCCTCCTCCTCATTCAAATCGAGGGTAACGCCGTCTGCAACACGCTCAGTCCGCGTCACTTCCTTTTCGACGTAACGAACCTTTGCTTTATTGGTGGATGTGTTCACGTATTTCCTCTGTGTTTAACAACTTCGGGTCTTTACTCGAAACTACGTTGCGCGCGGCAATGCCGTATGCCCGTAGCTGCTTGATAATCTTTGCTGCGTTCGTCTGCCCTGCCTTATCCGGGTCCAGCCATACCGCGACCGGCTTACCCGAGCGGATCAACTCGGCCGCGATCCAGTCGGATATCTTCGTCCCCAGCAGACACCACCCCGCCATGCCGCCGCGTGACGCGACCTTGTACGCGGATAGCAAATCCTCTGTAAGCACGATCAGCGGCCCGTCGCCATACCGCGCAACGAGTCGCCGTTTATCAACGTTGGGGTTGAGGTACTTCCGGGGATTTGTCTTGTCGAGCGTCCGGGCCTGCCAATACATGACCTCGCCCAGCTCGTCCCGAACGGGCAAAACGACGCGCTGCATGCGTGGATTCCAGTAGAATCCGAGCGCTACAATTTCCTGGTTCGCGATACCCGCCTTGTAGAGCCACACACGGGCCTCTAGCGGCCACGCTGACGGGTTCCTTTCTGCGGGCAGGGGTAAGGCCGGACTAACGGCTACGGCCTCCTCTGCGGCCTGTATTCGACGGAGACGGGCAAGCCTTTCCGTGAGACTTTCGGCAGGACGTGGAACCCAGCCCTTGTATGCACACCTATGACAGTAGGCGGCCCAGCCGTCCCGCTTATGGTTGATGTGCAGGCAATCGCCGGGGCCGCACTCGTGCGGGATTTTTCTACTGCCTCCCTCTGGGAGGGATTGGGCGTGCTGCAACCATTCTTTCGATTCCAGCACGCGACTCCTACTATTTATCGCTTACGCGATCCGAACGACCTGTACCAATTCGTCTCCTTGTATGCGGCGGGCGAACCCAGGCACACGTAGCTAAGGAACACCACAACGAACGCGAAAGGAAACACGCCCCAGAGCGGAGCGGTAACCCACCACCACGACCACGCCGCGACGACACCAATGCCCGCCAGCTTGAGCGCGAGGAAAATTAGGAACATGCCCGGCAACAGCTTCAAAGCGTTGCTCCGTGCGAAATTGCCTCGATGAGGGCCGTTCGCTTTACCGCATCCGCCGACCGCGCCGCTTCATCGGCCCGCGCTTCCGCTTCGATGCCTGCCGCCTTGTGGTAGCGGATGAGGTCGTCGTACTGGCGAACGCGTTTGTCCGCGTTCGCGATCAGCTTGCGGAGATTCGCGACGTGCATCGCGATCAGCGCCGCATGAACACGTTCCGTGATTCGGGCGCACACGCCCTTGATTGCTGCGAAGCCTGCCAGGAGGGCGGCCGTAAGTTTGTGCATATGGTCTCCTTTACTTGCCGTAGCGATCACAGACGCGAATCGTCGTAGGCATCGGGATATAGGTGTATAGCGGCGTATTGTTTGCGAAGCCGGTAAGGACCGGCATCAGATATGTTGACTCTTCCTCATGCGAGGCAAGGCACGGGCGGCTATCGCACCCGGCCAGCACAAACGCGAAGAGGGCGACCAGTCCGAACTTACTCAATGCCTGCCAGCGGATCGACCGGTGCGCGTTCGCCCGTGCCTTGCTTCACCTCAGCTTCCGACGCGGATGTCTCCCGTACTTCCTCACCGATAGCAACGATGTCGCCCGGACGAATCGTTACGATTTCCTCGTCCGCGCCACTGCCCTTGATGACCTTGATTCCCTTGCCCTTGTCGGTATCGAACACGGCGCGCACTTCGCCCGTGAACTCGCCGCGCGTCTCGCCGCGACCGTAGTTGAAGCGGATCGTGTCGCCTTGCTTGAGCGATTCGAGACGAGCGGCGGCCTTCTCTTGTGCCTCCAATGCATCGGCTTTCGCCGTGTAGTCTGCGGCCTTGCTGCGGTATTCCGCGATACGTTCCGCAATGGTCTTTGCCATGTAGTCCTTATCAGTTAGATGTTAATGACAGGTAGCTTTACCCGGAGTCGTCACGATGCACGCGGACCAAGTATGGCTCAGGTCATACGCACATCCAGTAATCGCCCCGCCCATGAACGCCGCGAAGCACACGGCGTAGAAAGCGAATTTCAATCCTTGCGGACCCAGATGATTCTTTCTTCCGAGCAGCCCGCAGGAAGATTTGCACACACGGACACAAAATCCGCGTGACCTGCGCAGCCGTCGCACCCATGCGTTTCCGGCTCCGCCACGTATTTCAGCCCGTCAATCACGGTTTCTTTCACGCAGCCTCCTTTACGAGGATGTCGCCCGGATCGTTATGCGGCTCGTCGCTCGCCTTGCCGTTCGCATACCGCGTTACGATGTTGCCCGTAGACGGGTTCAACAGAACCAGTTGGCAATGCGGCTTTGCCTCCGGCGAATACGCGATGAACTTGACATCGCAGCCGGAGCGGAACTTGAGCGGCTTTCCGGTCATTGCGGCGAGGAGGTCGAAACCCGTGTGCTCCGCCGTGATTTTCTCGTAGCTATGAGCATTCCGCTTATGCTCGGGCGCATCTGCAAGATACTCTGCAAGCGCGATGTAGCGCCCACATTTACTCACGTAGACCACCGTACAGACGTCCCCAACTGCCGGGATGCGCTTAAAACCCCGCGTGAACCAGTTCGATCGCCCGTCGCGGACGTTGCGTACCTTGTCACCAACTTTCAGCATTACGCAGCCTCCTTGTAGTCGATCACGCGCACTTCTTGCTCGACCTTCACGGTGCGAACCACCTTGACCTCGACAATCTCGTAGACGCTGCCCGGCGTGTAGCGCGAGACTGCTTGCTCTGCTGCTTCTTGCGAGTCGAACGGAATGCCGCGCACTTCGCGGAGTGCGGTCCCGTGCTTGCGAATGCGGAATTCGCTTGCGGGTTCGGGTTGCTTCTGCTCTGCTGCCATCGTTTCGAGACGGTCCGCGTCGATAATGCCGACGATGCCGTCATGAGTCTTTACGCGATACACCGCCGGCGAACCACCGAGCGATTCGATGAACTCGACCACGACACCTTTGCCCCAATTCCGGGCCGGCTGGAAGCCGTCGTAGACAATACGCAACTTGTCGCCCGATTTGATTGAGTCGGCCTTCTCGACCAGTTCGAAATGACTCAGGCGGAATCCGTAGTCTTCGGTCCCGGTTTCACCTCGCATGATCGGATCACCCTTGTAATCGAATCGCTCGACAACGAGGCGGTCGGGATTCATCCCCTTCCGGACATAGAAATCCCGCAGTAAGCGGGTGTCCTTGATGCGGACCGTATCGCCAACGTTGATTTTCTGCTTCTGAACAGGCTTGAACCGACTCGACAGAAACCGGCCGCCGACCGTGTTCGGATGCTTCACCTCCTTCAACACAACCCATCCCCCGTCCGCGCTTTCAACGGTGTACTTCTCGCCTTGAACTACGCCGCCGTAAGTTGCCGTGCTGACACACTCCACCGTTTGACCTGCCGAAAATTGCTTGTTCATACTCTGATCATTCCCTTAGTTAAAAGTAGTCCTAACCTGTACAACGAAATGAAACGTGTGCCTTACCGCCCCCGCACCGTCACGTCGGCTGAGTTACCGGTGATCGCTTCCAACTGAACCCAACGCCCGTCTTGTGTCTTTACCAAGCAGCCCGTAGACCAGTCGAAGGACGTCGACAGGCCGGACAGGCTCCGGTATGTCTTGCACGCGTTATGTGCGTTGTATTGAACACCGGCCGCGATGCAGGCCATAAGCACGGCAATGCCTAGAATCACGCTTCCGAAGAACTTAAGGTCGTCCATCACTGCCCCACATGCACGACCGAGTAGCCCGCTTGAATGCGTCCCGCGACGTTGCCGCGCAGCGACTTTGTGCGATACGAGACAAACGGCTTGGGTTCGCGACAGTTCCGCAGCGCGGCCCAACGGTCCCAACGATGTCCGTCAATCTGAATCGTTTCCGATGCTTCGTGAAACGAAACCGTAGCGCCTGCTACGTGCGCTTCCTTGAGTACGGCGCGTTGGTTCATGCGGCACGAGCCTTGCAGGAGATGTCGAAACCTGCGCCGCGACCTAGCGTCGAACCGCGACGAACACCGCCGTTGAACGGCATGCGGTTGTCCGGGCCAATGTGGAAGAACGAACGCTGCGTGTTGCGGCGATTGCCAACAACGATCTTCTTCGCTTCCGGGTTCTCGTTGAGGAAACGACCAACGGTATGCGTGCGGTTCATGTCCAGCGGCTTGCGGATTTGCATCATGTTGTAGTCCTAAGTTGATTCGAGAAAGTTTTACGTCTGAAAATGAAAAGCCCGCGCTAACTGCTCGCGGGCCTGTCCGTATGCTGCTCTGCGTAGATCAGTTGAGGAGTTTCTTCCTCCATGCTGCCCCTGCTTTACGCAGTTCTTCGATGCTGCTCAACCGGTTCGCTTTATGCGCCCGGCCCTCGTTGCGGTTCTCCTCGTAAGGTTCGCGGCTGGTCTCCGCCGTCGTGTGGTTATCCCGGCCTACGTACTTCGGAATGTGTTCGGTCATACGCTCTCGTTTTGTTCGGTTGATGGAACAGGCTCGCCGGAACCTGCTCTACGAACCAGCGTGCGACATTGGATTAATCCTAGGCCGCGCGCTTCTTCGCAGCAATCGGCCGAAAAGGCTAGCCAACGCTGCGTCTTGTTCGTGCCGGGTGTGTTGTCTGTATCCCGGCATCGCATTGTTCCGTGGCTTACTGCTATGCCTTGGATTCCCTCCGCGACTCCGACTCTTTATCCCGTTCTCGCCTCCGCAGAGGACTTACGCGCCGGGCTGGTAGGCCGTAACCGTGTCGCCGCACCTGTCGTAAACAGGCACTTACAAATCTACCGAAAATTGTACAGACGCAACTAAATCTGCTAGAATTTATTCCAATTTCGGTAGGTCATCGCTGACCACGGAACGAACTTTACCGACTTCTGTACATGCAATCTACTTGTAAATTTGCATCGTCAGCTATTTATCGGTAGGTTTTGACTATAATTCAGTAGAATCAACAGCTTGCAAGGGCCAGACCATGTACAACGAATCAGCAGATTCCAACCAAGTTAAGGAAAGTGCTCCAAATCCGGTAGATTCGCTCGCTGAGTTTGAGGTGTTCTTTGCACGACTGCGGCAGGCGATCGGTACGGAGGACTTGTACGGATGGGGCAAATCTCACGGCTTCCCCCGCCAGACGCTATACAACATGGTGAGCGGGCAGAAGATTCCGGGCCTAGAGACACTGCGGAAGTTCCGCGATGAAACCGGCAAGCCTATCGGCTGGCTGCTGGGTGAGGACTTATTGCACCCTGGTGCGACTGCTGACGTCGGTACAACCGGCCAAACGTTGGGTGCCGCCGACGAGTTCGTATACATCCCGCGCTACCCGCGTAACGGCTCGCCGGAGCAAGTAACGATGGCGTTCCGCCGCTACTGGGTCGAGAAGTACCTCCAGGCGAACCCAGAGGAATTGATCGTGCTGCGTGTTGACGATGACGTAATGGAAGGCACGTTCAACCGAGCTGACAACATCCTAGTCAACATGAATCCGCAGGGCCCGGTTAAGGATGGTCTCTACGCCCTGTACATCAATGAAGCGATGGTGGTCCGGCGCGTGCAAGTGCTTCCGAACAACATCATTCGGGTTATGCCCGACAATCCCCGCTACCCATCCTTCGAGACGTCGTTAGAGGAAGGGTCCGGCGTTGAGATTGCCGGAGTTCCTGTTTGGTACAGCCGGACGATTTGACAACGATGTAAGCGCCATGTAACGTCCCCTGGCTATTTCTACGGGGAAATCATGGCGCTAATCAATTGCCCGGAGTGCAAGACCTCCGTATCGGATCAGGCTAAGGCTTGCCCGTCTTGCGGCTACCCAATCGCACCGACCGACAATAAAAACGAGAATACGACCAGCATTCCGCAAGTCGTCTCAGTAGCAAAATCCAGAGGAACCTACATTATCCTCGGCTTGCTATTTGGCTCAATGGGATTTCACGACTTCTACGCCGGATATAACGGTCAAGGCGCAGCAAAGTTAATCCTGTTTATTCTAGTCTTTCTCTTGGACGCGACAACCGGATTCTATTCGAAGTTCTTCCTCATTGTCGGTACGATCAATTGGATTTGGACTCTCGTTAGTCTCTGTGTCGTCAAGGCCGACGCATCAGGTAAAGCGTTCGCATAGACTCGCGGAAACACAGGCGGAGCAAGGGTGTAGCCCGCGTCATTTCACGATATAAAATACCCCACAGCTTAGGAGAGGACGAACCTCACCCGATGGGTAGGCATGCCCGATGATGCCCCAGGTACGTGCAAGGCGAACCCTGTTCATCCCACGAATACGCACGGTAGTTCTATCCGAGCGAGCGAAGCGAGCGAGGAGATTGAGCTATCCAGAAGATCACTAAGAGTTCTCGCCTTAGAGGCGAAGCAGGCGTTAATCAACGCAGACGCATTAGGCTTAGGGATAACTATATTTGCCAGAGATGCGGAATAGCAGTACGCATAGGCGAAGTAGATCACGTCATCTCTTTAGAGGATGGTGGAACTAATGATGATGCGAATATGCAATTGCTCTGCATAGACTGCCATAAGAAGAAAACAGCTACAGATAGGCGTTATGTCATTAAGTCTGGTAGCTCAGTAGATGGATTGCCAGTGGATAGCTCCCATCATTGGAATACTTAAGTCCTATACAGTATCCGGCACTTAACCCTAGTGGTTATTTCAATCTATGTATGTTTGTGGCTATCTCAGCGTAGTCACAGTGATTTGACTTGTGAGTAATTGAAAGACTGCCTTTAGAACAAGTCGCAATTAAATGCGACTGATTCTCATTAGCAAAATGAATGAAAACGAAGAAAGTTGCGAAAATACAACGATTTTTCTATTGACGAGTACTTCGATGTGTGCTAGGCGGGGGTATGTGGATTTGCACCCTCGATTTTAGCCGACACCGGCGGGTCAGTGTCGAAATATCGCTAACTGCAAAAAATTCCGCCGATAGCGCCCTAGCTCTGACGGATCGGCGGAAATCTCGTACAAACGCGGGACCGGAGAGGCGTTGTGCGCGCCCACGCGTACGCGTAGCCCAATACCGGCCCCCGGCGTTTATTCGAAAAGGCGGGCCGGGAAATCGTTGTGCCTCACAACTCGCTTCAAGTCTCCGGCGCTCCCGCTAACCCGGCAGCTTCCGCCGTTGGGGACGTCGACCTTGATACGTTGCTGTTCCTCATTATCCAAGTCCAGGAGCGTATCGATTTGCTGGTTATCGAGGAGGCACACAGTCACGTCCCCGCATACCAATGCCAGCCAGACATTTTCAGTTTTCTTACGCAATTTGCGAAGCGCCATCAACTCGCCTACCGAAAAAACGTGGTTCCACGAAGGAGCGGCGCCCGTTCGATACTTAACGAATACATGGGTATCGGTGTTAACCAGATAGTGCCCGTAGTTACCCATGTTAGCCGTGTTCAGCGCCTTAAACGACTCATGCTCTGTGATCTGAGTCAATGCCGCGCCGTGATAAAAGTCTTTCTCTTGTATTTTCATTGTCTAACCCCGTTGTTATTGCCGCGTGGGCCAGAAAATACTACACCACGCCAATATCAATCCACAACAGGCCCAAATCCTTACACGTATTGAGAACTCGCTCTGATAGCACTACAACCGCTGTAGCTGCTACCCAAGCTGCAGCATCCGGCCCGATGAAGCCGCCTGACCATATCCGCTTACGTGATGACGATTGGCCCTACTGGGATGCGATCGTACAGGCCCGAGCGGCTACGACCTGGAACAACGCCGATTTAGCCCTTGCGGCAAATCTGGCCCGCACTCAAGCCGATATCTCCCGCCTTGGTCTCGCACTCGAGAGTGAGGGGGACGTACTGACAAACGCTCGCGGCACTCCCGTAGTGAACCCAAAGCATACGTTGCTTGAGACGCTTACCCGCCGCGCAGTCGCTCTTTCTCGCGCGCTCCACGTCCACGCAGAGGCGACCGTAGGCCGCAGCCAAGACGCCGGTAAGAAGCTCGGCGCAGAACAAGCGGCACGCGGGGCCATCCACAACGCATCCCAAGCAGACGACGGGCTAATCCCCGGTCTGACGCATTGAGAGTCCGCGATCCAGTAAGCCCCGGCCCACTCAAGCAGACAATCCGCCAGACTCGCGGCGAGCGCGTAATTGCGTTCTGTGAACGTTACCTCCGCGTACCGGAGGGCGCTCTTGTCGGCCAGCCGATCCGCTTCGAGGAGTTCCAACGAGAGTTCATCCTCTCGATCTACGATAACCCGCACGGCACGCGCCGCGCCTACCTCAGCATTGCCCGTAAGAACGGCAAGAGCGCGGTTATCGCCTGCATCCTCCTCGCTCACCTGATTGGGCCAGAGGCAAAGCTCAACAGTCAGATTGTCTCCGGGGCGATGTCCCGTGACCAAGCCGCCCTGGTGTTCAACCTCGCGGCCAAGATGGTCCAACTTTCGCCCGAGATTGCCCCACTCGTCCGAATCAATCCGTCGGCTAAGAAGCTCGTCGGTCTGCCGCTTAACGTCGAATACAAGGCCCTGTCCGCAGAGGCTAAGACGACTCACGGTCTATCCCCGGTTCTTGCGATTCTGGACGAGATCGGCCAGATTCGGGGCCCGCAAGACGACTTTATCGACGCTGTTACGACCTCCCAAGGCGCACACGCGGAACCTCTCCTAGTCGCGATCAGCACACAAGCCGCGAATGACGCGGATTTGCTCTCGGTCTGGATCGATGACGCGCTGAAAAGCAACGACCCGCACATCGTATGTCGCCTATACGCGGCGCATCAGGATGCAGAGCTACTGGACCGGGAAGCATGGAAAGCAGCAAACCCGGCTCTTGGCGTGTTCCGCTCCGAGAAGGACGTAGAGGAGCAGGCAAAACAAGCCGTCCGCATGCCGTCCGTGGAAAACACGTTCCGCAACCTGATTCTCAATCAGCGTGTGTCTACGGTGGCTCCGTTCATCTCACGGGATGTGTGGAAGTCGTGCGGCGCGCAGCCGATGGAATTCGAACCCGGTACGCAGGTATTCGGCGGCTTGGACCTCTCGGCACGCACCGACCTTACCTCCCTCGTCCTAATCGGGCGTATGGACGGCGTGTGGCAGACGCATGCGTATTTCTGGACGCCCGCTGAGGGCATCAAGGATCGCGCCAAGCGAGACCGCGCACCGTACGACGTATGGGCGCGTGAGGGGTTCATTCGGACCACCCCCGGCCGCTCCGTCGATTACGAGTACGTCGCCCGCGACATCGCGGATATCTGCACCGGGTTGAACCTGCATTCCATCGCCTACGACCGGTGGCGCATTGACCTCCTCAAAAAGGAGTTCTCCGACATTGGCGTAGACGCGGACACATCCGCGAAGGAAGGCGGCCGGCTGCCCCTCGTCCCACACGGGCAAGGCTTCAAGGACTTCTCCCCGGCACTTGACGCGCTTGAGGTGGAACTCGTCAACGGTCGCATTGCACACGGCTCTACGCCGGTCCTAACGATGTGCGCCGCCAACGCAATCGTCAACCGAGACCCGTCCGGGAACCGGAAGTTGGACAAGCAAAAGGCAACCGGCCGTATCGATGGTCTTGTCGCTATGGGCATGGCATTTGGGGCAACGGTTCTCGCAGCAAGTGATGTCGAGCCGGAGCGCACCTATCAATTCTTCGTTCTGTGAGGTCTGAATAGACAACAAGCTGTTCTCCGCTGTCGTCATCAAGTCAGTAAATGAGGACTCCCGTGTGTTTGAGGGGATTGCCTCAACGCCGACAGCGGACAGAGTAAACGACGTGGTTGAGCCTCTGGGCCTCACGTTCCAGAAAGAAACACCCCTCCTCCTCAATCACAAGATCGACCAACCGGTAGGCACCGTTCAATTCGGTACGCCGACCGCAAAGGGTCTCCCATTCCGCGCGCAGATTCCGAAGGTAGACGAGGAAGGCGAGGTGAAGCGCCGCACCGACGAGGCGTGGCACAGCGTCAAGAGCGGCCTTATCAAAGGCGTCTCTATTCGCTTCCGCCCTACCGAGTACGCCTACAAGGACGACGGGGGCATGCACTACAAGAAGGCGGACATCTCCGAGCTATCGCTCACTGCCATTCCGTGCAATCCCGAAGCGCTCATTACCGCGTTCAAGAGCCTTTCAGAAATTCCGGACACCGCTCCGACCACGCCAGAGGGTAACGCCAAAGGCAATCAAGCAGACCCGCCGACCGACGCGGCAACCACCAAAGCAATCGAAACCGCGCCACGGGCCGCACTCAAGCCCTTTTTTTACCCCACTTACTAAGGATTACGTATGACTCTGGCACAACAAATCAAGGCACTTCAAGATAAGATGGCGGCGGCAGTGGAGAAGCGGGACACCACGGTCGTTAAGTCGGCAACGGAAGGCGTCGCCCTCACTGCGGAACAGTTCGCAGAAATCGACGGCATCAACGAAGCTCTCAAGGCCGACCAGAAGCAACTGGACGCGCTCAAGGAAACGGAAAAGTCGCTCGCCGCGCGTGCGGTCGCCGTCCCGAAGCAAGAGAACGATATCAAGGTCACTGCAAAGTCCGCCGTGTCGGTCGAGACCAATGCGCCGAAGGGTTCGGCATTCACGCGTACCGCAATGGTCCTCGCGAAGGCTAACGGCAACCTCGCAGTTGCAAAGATGCTCGCAGAGGAGCATTACAAGGATGATGCCGTGGTCAACGGTATTGTCAAAGCGGCCGTCTCCGCAGGCTCAACGCAGGTAGCGGAATGGGCTGGCAACCTGATTTACCCGGAAACGTACGCGGGCGATTTCATCGAACTGCTGTATCCGCAAACCATCCTCGGTCGGCTGAATCTCCGCAAGGTTCCGTTTAATGTCCGTATCGCGGGACAGAACGGCGGTACGACGGTCGGTTGGGTCGGTGAAGCCAAGCCTGTCCCGGTCACGTCGGCAAAGTTCAATGCCATCTTCCTGACGTGGGCCAAGGTCTACGCTATTGCCGCGTTCTCCGACGAACTCATCCGCTTTTCGAATCCGGCCGCAGAAGCGCTGGTGCAGGCAGATTTGCTCAATGCAACCGCGCAAGGTTTGGACCGTACGTTCATCGGGAACGGCGCAGCCGTCGCGAACGTCTCGCCGGCCGGCATGCTCAACGGTGTAGGCGGCGTGAAGGCGAGCGGCAACGAGGCGCTGCACCTCATCGCGGACATCCAGACCCTGACCGCTCCGGCAATCGCAGCAAACCTTGACCTGTCGCGTGCACTTCTGGTCATGTCGCCGGCCCGTGCGCAAGCAATCGGCGCGATGCGTAACGCCCTGGGCGCGAAATACTTCCCGGACATCAGCAAGGATGGCGGTACGCTGGAAAACTATCCGGTCATCACGTCGAACAACTGCCCCGGCGATCAAATCGTGTTCCTGATTCCGGACGAGGTGTACCTCTCGGAAGATGCGGGCCCACAGATCGATATTACGCGTGAGGCATCGATCATCATGGACAGCGATCCGGAAAACGCCACGACGGCCCCGGTCTCGATGTTCCAGAACAACATGGTCGCCGTCCGCATCGGCCAGTTCATCAACTGGCAGAAGCGCCGCAACCTCGCGGCGAACGTCATCACGGGCGCTACCTACGGCTCGACCGTCACGCCGTAATCCATCTTGCCCCGCAGCCTGCGGGGCTTCCCGTTCAACGCTTACCAACTCGGAGGGCTATGGCCCAATTCGTCACGGTGCAGGCCCTCCGGGATGCGCCGTTGCACCCTTCTATCAAAGAAGGCGAAAAGCGAGCAATCCCGAAGCCGGAGGCAGATTTTCTGATTGCGCTCGGCTGGGTGAAGCTCGCACCTAAACCCGGCCGCGCCAAGTCCAAGGACGCTGAATGAGGGTATTCGGCTGGGACGTAACCAAGGCGCTCAAGTTCAAGAAGCGTCCCGCCGCGTCTGTTGGTGCATCGGCAATCGGTGCGCCCGGTTCTAATGGGTTCATCCGTGAGCCGTACCCTGGCGCATGGCAAAAGAACCAGGCTCTCAACACTCGCGACGGAATGTTGGCTAGCTCGGCCGTGTTCGCGTGTGTGGACCTCATCTCGTCGGATGTTTCGAAGTTGCGTATCAAGTACGTCAAGTTGACGGACGGCGTATGGCTCGAATCCAGCGCACCGCGCTTCACGACCGTACTACGCAAACCGAACCACTATCAAACGCGGCAGCAGTTCGTTAAAGCGTGGCTCGCAAGCAAGCTGACGTATGGCAATACCTACGTTCTGCTCAATCGAAACAGCATGGGCGGCATCGTCTCAATGGACGTACTAAACCCCAAGTACGTTGTTCCGCTCGTTGCGCCTGACGGGTCGATCTTCTATCAGGTCACGATGTCCCCGCTTATGGTCACGCCGCTGGAGACGTTCGTGGTTCCCGCGCGAGACATCATCCATGATCGGGGTATTACGTCGTGGCATCCGCTTGTCGGCATGACGCCGATTGCGGCGTGCGCCGGGTCTGCCGTTCTCGCTAGCAGCATCACGAACAACTCCGCCGCGTTCTTCTCCAATGCGGCCCGTCCTTCCGGCGTGCTGTCCGCTCCGGGTGCAATCTCGGAACCGACCGCCCAGCGGCTTAAGAAGCAGATGGACGAGTACAGCGGTATGGGTGCAGGCGGCACGCTGGTTGCCGGTGACGGCCTTGTGTACAACCCCATGACGATGACGGGTTCCGATGCGCAAACCGTCGAACACCTCCAATGGACTGCACAGGATGTCGCCCGCTGCTTTCACGTACCCGGCCATAAGATCGGCTTGGATACCGGATCGCGTACCGCGAATAGTTCAGCCATCTACGAGGCAATGTACTACTCCGACTGTCTGCAAGCCTATCTTGAGGCTATCGAGCTACTGCTAGACGACGCATTCGGTGTCCCGGATACAGTCGGATTCAAGTTTGATACGTCCGGCCTTATGCGAATGGACGAAGCCGCAATGCTCTCGGCCAACGCGCAATCGGTAGGTGCGGGGATCATGGCCCCGAACGAGGCACGCGCACGGCAGGGTCTCGCGCCGAAGGAAGGCGGCGATACGCCATACATGCAGCAACAGAACTACGCTCTTTCCGCTCTCGCAGGGCGCAAGCCGCCCGACGAGACCGCGCGACCGACCGACAAACCCACCGATCCAGAAGAACAACCGCCAGAGGAGGAAGCCGCTACGGCCGATGAGTGACCTAATCACCCTCGCGCAAGCAAAAGCACAACTGCGGATTACGGATACGGACAGCGATGGAGAACTTGCAAGCCTCGTCTCCGCAGCTAGCGATATCGTCGTGGGCTACCTCAAAACGGTTGAGGCAGCAGCGTACACAGCGGATACCGTGCCGCCGCGTGTCCGCACCGCCGTTCTCTTGGTCCTCGCATCGCTCTACGAGGATCGCGAAGGGGCCAACGATCCGATTGGCCCCGCAGTCCAATCACTCCTCATGCGCGACCGCGACCCGGCCCTAGTGTGAGAAGCATTCCCAGTCGTCCAACGCGGCGCGTCGTAACCGGCGTCCGCGCCGGGACGCTCCGTAACAAGGTGTCCCTACAGCGCCGCACGTCCGGCCGCGATCCTGATACCGGGCAAGAGATTGACGTGTGGACGGAATACGCGTCCGTCTGGGGCGCAGTTCTCCAGCTTAACGGGAAAGAGCGCATCACGGGCGGCACGTCGGTAGACATCGGCTCCGCCAGCATACGCATTCGCTACCGCAACGATGTGACCAACGGCGACCGTGCCGTAGCCCAGGGTGTCATCTTCAATATCGCATCCGTCCTGCCTAACGTGGCATCTCGCGAGTACACGGACCTAGTTTGTAATGAGAACGCGAACGATGGTTGAGTCGATCGTTTACAAAGCGCTCGCCTCTCTCGCCTCCGGTCAAGTCTATCCCGACGTTGCCCCCGCAAAAACTCCGGCTCCATGGATCACGTATCAAGTGGTCGGCGGGCAGGACTTCACGGGTCTGGACAACGAACTACCGGACACCGAGAACGCCCGCGTTCAGATCAGCGTATGGGCCAAAACGCGCAAAGAGGCCGGGCAGCTAATGCGGCAAGTAAAGCAAGCGCTGGTAAATCCGCAAACGAAGGCGGTCCCCATCGGCGGGCCTGTCAGCAACTTCGAATCCGACACGCTCCTTTACGGGTCGTCTCTGGACTTCTCCATCACGTACAACACTGAGGATTAATGGCAGAAAACACCGTATCGACGGCAATCAACGCCCAAGGTACTAAGCTCGAATACAACACCGCAACGACCGGTGCGCCTGTATGGGCGAAAGTCAAAAATCTCACCGACCTTTCCGGCTTCAACGGCGCGGCAAACGTCATCGACGTTACCGACCTGGACAGCAAAGCGAAAGAGAAGCGGCTCGGCCTCCAAGACTGGGGCCAAGTAACGCTCACCATCAACACGAACCTTAAAGAGCCTTCGCATTCAGCCCTCCTGGCTGCGAAGAAGGCCGGTACGTCCATCGACTTCCGCGCGACCCTCTCGGATGGTTCCACGCTGGAATTCAGCGCCTTCGTGAAGGACTTCCCCATCTCGGCCAAGGTCGATCAGGTTGTTACCGGCGCAGTCAACCTGGAAATCACTGGCGACATCACCGTTACTGTCGGTGCGTGATCGCATAGATGAACTGGTGCGGCTCGCTATGGAGGAAGTCCAAGCGAACGCCGTGCCGGTAATCAACCGGCTAATTCGTGAGGCGCAATCCGCGTCCGCTCCCACCGTCTGCAACTTTGAGGAAGGCTGCGAAAGCTGCCAATAACGCATGAACAAAGAACAAATCTTCGCAGCTATCGCCCCGGCCATCCATGAGGAGCCGATTAAAGCCCTCGGCGGCGCAAAACTTCGCTTCAAGGAACTGTCCGGCGACGCACGCGAATCGATGACCCGGAATATGGGCGACGACTTTAGCAACGCCCGCTTTGAGGCGCTTATCGTGGTCTCGACGGTCGTTGATGACCAGGATCGTCCGATGTTCACCCTCGATGACGTTGCCGCCCTCAAGGAATCGCGTGCAACGGCTGTTGCCGAAATGGCGGCCGTCTCCATGCGAATCAACAACATTGGTGCAGCAGCAGAGGCCGAAGCCGCAAAAAACTAAGGGCCAGCCCGGAACGCCTGATGTGGTTCCGGCTGGCTAAAGAACTCGGTATGTCAGTGAGGCGCGCTCAGGCCGAAGTATCCAGCGCGGAGTTTGGCGAATGGATCGCGTACTTCTCCATTGAACCATTCGGAGACCGCATCGCAGACCTTCGCGCGGGAACTATCGCGAGCGTTATCGCCAACGTCAACAGAACACCTAACACGCCCCCGCTCTTGCCTAGTCAATTCATGCCGTGGATCAGCACGCCGAAGTTGGCGGAGCCGGCTCGCAGCGCGGAGGACATCGCGGCATCGGTTTTCGGGGTCAACCTTGCGGAGCTAAAGAAGAATGGCACGCGGAAAATCGTACTCCGTAGAAAACCCGGACGCACTGGCTAACGAAATTGCCGCGCTCGATACGACCGTTTCGGAATCTGTGTTGCGTCAAGCCGCAGCGGCAGGCGTCACAGAAATCAAGAACGAAATCGCGGTTCGTGTCCCGCGCGAGTCCGGCGACCTAGCGTCCGGTTTGACCGTCACCTACGACCGCGAGAACAGCACGGCGGGTCTGAACGCAACCTATCTCGCGCTGTTCGTAGGCGACACGAAATCACGCTGGAAAACCGGCGGCAAACTGGCACGTAAATCCCTCGCGGCGATGCTGGAGGGTGGCAACTCGCGCATGCCTGCACATCCCTTCGTTCGACCTGCCTTCGAAGCCGTTAAGCAACGCGCCGTAGATCGCTCGCGCGACACCATCCTTGCGGCACTGAACAAGAAAGGAGGTCCGTGAGCGGTAGCAACAACAACGTAACCGTACGCTATTCGGTTGATGCCTCCGGCGCACAGGCGGGTATCGGCCAACTCCGTGCGGCGAACGCGCAGTTAAACGCGTCACAGGAAGAAGTACGGCGCAAGCAAGAAGCCGTACAACGCGCGATGCAGGAAGCCGCCAGCAACGGCTACAACCTCACCGCACGCGAAGCAAAGAAACTCGTAGACCAGTACGACCGCCTCCAAGCGACAGCAGGTAAGACGCGGTTGGAAATGCTCAATCAGCAGGCCGCCGCGCGCGGTGTTACGCAAGCGTTCTCCGCCCAAGCGGCGGCGATCCAACAAGCCGCACATGCGGCGCACTCGTTCAGTATCAACAACTCCGCCGCGCGCCGCGAAATGCTCGTTCTCGCGCACGAAGCGTCACAAGGTCAGTGGAAACGGTTCGCCGGGTCCATGCTGGTGATGGCTGAGGCATCCGACGCACTGAGCCTGATTATGTCTCCGCTCGGCATGGGGCTTACTGCTGCGGCCGGTGCGGCATTCCTGTTTGCCAAGCAGGTCTACGCGGGCTACGAATCGGCGCAGCAGTTCAACAAGGCGATCACGGCCACGGGCGGATACCTTGGCATGACAACGGAGCAAATGGTGCTCATGTCGAACCGCCTCCGCGACACACACACTTCCCTTAGTGACGTGCGCGAAGCAATGGCGGCGGTCGCGTCTACCGGCGCTGTCACGGGCGATAGCCTCGCGCTCGCCACGAAAGCCGCGCTTGCGATGTCGTCGGATATCGGTATCGGCTTCGACAAGGCCGCAGAGTCGATCGCCAAGATTCAGGACGACGTGCTTAAGTGGGTGTCTGAGTATCAGAAGGCACACCACACGTTCAACGCCGCCCAGATCGAAGAAATTGAGAACTATGTCAAGGCTGGCGACAAGGCAGGAGCGTACAAGGCAATCCTTCGTGACCTCGCAGGCTCCCACGACGCTTTCGCATCAAACGCAACGCAGAACATCGGCGTAGTACAGCGCTGGTGGAACTCGCTTATCGCGACGGTCAAGCACTACTCCGCTGCTGTTATGAACGTCGGCACGCCGGCCGGCACTATCGAGAAACTGCGCGCACAGACGGAAGTAGTCGCCAACCTGCAAAAGACCATTCAGGACCAAGCGACGACGCACGGCAATAAGGCCGCCGTGTCAGCCTCCGTCCTCGACGCGAATAAGCGGGAACTTGCAGTAGAACTAGCGAAGCTCAACGCACTCCGGGGTCAGCTAGACACCGAAGAAAAGATGCGGCAATCACGCGAAGGGGCAGCGAAAGGCGGAGACGCTGCTGTGCGGGTCGGTGAATACCTCCGCTCGGACAAGTACGCGACGCCCAAGCAGAAGCACAGCCTAGAGCTACAGCAGGAAAACGAAGCGTTCGCGAACGCAACACGCGACCTAGACAAAAACTCCGCGAAGTATGAGGAAGCACTCAAGCGGCATCAGGATAACGTAGCGCAGATCAACGAGTCGTACGCAAACAAGAACCGCAAGCACGCCAGCGAAGGCGGCCTCAATGCGGAACTTGCTCGCCTGGCCGGCATGAACCGGCTGATTGAGGCGGAGGCGAAGCGCTCGGAGGCATCCCTCAAAGCGCAACGCGACGCAGGGCTGATTGATTCGGAATCGTACTTCCAACGCCTACACGACATCCAGGCGAAGGCACTCGATCAGCAGATCGCGAACGCCAAGCAGCGGGCGGACATCGCGTCAGCGAAGAAAGAGAAGTCCACCTACGAAACCGCTAACGCCGAATACCTCCGTCTCGCGGAGGAACGGAAGAAGATCGACGCGGACCTCACGGACGCACTGGCGAAGTATCAGGCCCAGCGTGCAGCGAACGTAGCGAAGTTCTCGATGCAGGAGGCTACGGCACTCGGCGCGCAACTCAACCAGTACGCGGACACGTTCAACACGCGCAACATGCTGGCTGATGAGAAGGCCGTGTACGATGCACGCGCGGCGCTCCGCGATCAGTTCGAACGAAAAGTTGCATCTCTTAACGAGCAATACAGCAGCCCGAACGCCGACCAGCAAGAGTACCAACAAAAGCTAACCATCGCGGGCGATAGTTATCGGAAGCAAACGGAAGCGTTTGAGGAGAACCTGCAGCGCCAACGGTCGATCCGAGAATCGTTCGGCGAGCAGTTCAAGAAGGGATATGCGGACCTCGTAGGTTCGTCGCAAACGACAGCGGAAGCGATCGTAACCGGTTTTCGTAGCGGCTTCGACTCGGTTAGTAACGCGCTCGATACGTTCATCACCACGGGTAAGGCGAGCTTTAGTTCGTTCGCTACGTCTGTCCTCGCGGACCTCGCAAAGATCGCCTTGCGGCAAGCTGAGATTGGCATCTTCAAAGGTATGGCTAGTGCCTTCTCGTTCTTTAGCGAAGGTGGCCCCGTACTGCACCGTGCGGGCGGCGGCCCCATCGCCGGCCCAGGCACAACGACCAGCGACAGCATTCCCGCGATGCTCTCGAATGGCGAGTTCGTCATAAATGCCGCGTCTACGAAGAAGTACCGCAGCCTGCTTGAGGCGATTAACTCCGGTCACATGGCGCACTTCGCGACAGGTGGTATCGCCGCGACGCTCGCGCCGTCTCCCGCCACTTCTGGCGGTTCCTCTCCGGTTTCTGTCCAGGTGAACAACCACGGCGGCGGCGGATTATCTGAGCAAGACGCGAAAGACCTACAGCGGTACGTGCAGTCTTGGATTGATATTCGAATGGAGCAACGCATGCGCGAACAAGGAGGCTTCGCCTTTCAAATGAAGTACGGGCAAATCTGACGTTGGCTTACCCTGTATTCACATGGTCCCCGCTGCTGGATGTGACCGGCACAACGAAATTCGATGTGCTTGTCGCCCAGTTCGGGGACGGCTATAGCCAGCGCGCGCCGAACGGAATCAATAACGCGGCCGACGTGTGGCCCGTCACGTTCCGAAACGACGCGGAGACTATCGACGCAATCTATACGTTCCTCAAAGGGACACGCGGCGCGCAGCGCTTCGAATGGACTCCGCCTCGCCGTGCAAAAGGCTTGTTCGTCTGCGACTCGCAAGGCATCGCGCGACATCCGGAAGGCGGCAACGTATGGACACTCACAGCAACATTTCAGGAGGTTTTCTAAGACTTGTCTGTATTGCAGAAGATCAACCTTGGTACGGCCCCTGATGGAAAGGAAGGTGATACGGTCCGGGTCGGCTTCACCAAGATTAACGCCAATGTAGATGCTCTGAGTAATCAGGCTGCTTTGGTTTCGGGCGCAACCATCACGCAAGCTCAAGCATTGACCTCTGCGCACATCGGGAAGAGGATCAATCTTGCCTTTTCAGCGACGGGTACGGTTAACGTCCCTGCTGCGAATACCTGCCCTGCGGACAGCGTTGTGCATCTCCGCAACGTCGGAGCTACCGTCGTCACCTTGGCAATTACGGCGGGCTCTGGCGATACGCTCGCGCTGTCTAGGCTGAACCCAGGAGAGGCGGCTACGCTGGACACGGACGGAGTACATGCGTGGAGTGTTCTCATGCGCGGACGTTCAGCCAGCGATAACGAGACGGTAAACGGAAGCCTCACGGTTACATCTCCTAGCGGGGTAGCAGGCGTCCAAATAGGCGGCAGCGCGGGTCAGTATAAGGTGCTCACTTTTGCGACCGGCACCCAGCCACGTTGGCAACTGCTAACCGATAACTCCCCAGAATCCGGCTCGAACTCGGGGGCAAATTTCGCGTGCTCACGATACGCGGATAATGGGACGTGGATTGATACCCCGTTTAGCATTACTCGGAGCACCGGTATGGTTCAGTTTGCCACGCGCCCCACGTGGGCGGGAGCCACGCCTTGGGATTCAAGCAATCTTAATCCTGGGAACTATGCCACAGTAAATACATTCCAGATTTTAAAAGCACGCAAGCGAATAAACGCGAGTCAGGAGACGGGCGAATGGGGTGACCAAACGTTTGTTGTTGAGAGCGATCTGGCGCAAACTGGAATTGGGTTTAGAGCCGGTAACGGTGCGGTTATCTTTCGCTACAACAACAGCAATGCGTCATTGGAGTGCGTAAGTTGGAATTCCGGCGCCTACGCCCCAATGGTGGCATCCTCGTTTAACGTGGGCTCCGATTACCGACTTAAAAACCTGTTTGGCGAGGTCGTCGACCCTATCGCGCGTGTTCGTCGGTTTTGTCCGGTGATGGCGGAATACAAATCCCAACCGGGTAAAGTGTATCCGATGTTTCTTGCCCACAAGTTGCAGGAAGTCGCACCCCATGCGGTTAGCGGTGAAAAGGACGCCGTGGATTCAGACGGAAAACCTGTTTATCAATCTGTTGATTATTCAAAGGTAACACCGGATTTGGCTGCGGCTATCATCGCGTTAGCCGATGAAAATGTGACATTGCGAACCCGCGTTGCCGCACTAGAAAAGGCCGTGAAATGACGATTGGGGCCGCCGTCCAGTCGAACAGTCCCGGCGCACGTATCGAACTATATGAGGTAGACCTAACCCCGCTCGGCGGCGATGTGCTGCGGTTCCATGCGCACCTACAATCCGGTCCCATCAAATGGGGCGGCCATGATTACACACCGTGGCCCATCACCGCATCCGGCTTCGCTCGCACGGGGTCGCAGAGCCAGCCGTCACCGACCCTCACCGTATCCAACGTTGACGGGTCTATCTCTGCCCTCTGTATCGCGTTTGCCGATATGGTCGGCGCAGTCGTGCGCAGGCTCTGGACGCTTGAGCAGTATCTCGACGGAGCCGCAACCGCCGACGCATCCGAATACACCGCTGTTGAGGTATGGCGAATCGAGCAACGTACGGAGGAGACGCCGGTAAGTGTCTCGTTCCGGCTCGCATCCGCTCTCGACTTCTCCGGCGTGCAGCTACCTGCTCGGCAAGTTACCGCGACTCTCTGCACGTTCAACTACCGAGACCCTGTGTCCGGCTGTAGCTGGGCGGGCGTAACGTTCTTCGATAGGAACAACAACCCAGTGGATGACCCCGCCCTTGATGTTTGCAGTAAGCGGCTTTCCGGTTGCAAGTGCAGATTCGGACAGAACGCCGTGCTGCCCTGGGGTGGCTACCCATCAGCAGGAAGAAACGGAGGACTATGATTGATTCAGGGCTGCGTGAGGACATCGCTAGACATGCCCTTGCGCAGTATCCGGACGAGTGCTGCGGCCTCATCGTTTCCGGACAATACATTCCATGCCGCAACACATCGCCTACGCCCCGTGATGCTTTCGCGATTGCGCCCGACGACTATGCGGCGGCGGAGGATATCGGCCCGATTCAGGCGATCGTACATTCCCATCCTGGCGCAAGCGCTCAACCCAGCCAAGCAGACCTAACAGCCTGCGAAGATGGCGGTGTTCCGCAGTGGATCATCGTGAGCCTTGGCGTCCAGGCAGACGGCAGCATCGCGGTAGACGATTGGTGCGAGTTCTCACCAAGCGGCTATGAAGCCCCGCTAGTTGGCTGTGAATTCTCTCACGGCACGAATGATTGCTACGGCCTCATTCGTCGCTACTACAAGCAAGTTCGTGGCGTAGCTCTGCCGGACTTCTCCCGCTCTGGAGAGTGGTGGAAGGATGGAGTGTCGAACCTATACACGCAGCACTACAAGGAGGCCGGCTTCTATTCAGTGGGCCGCGCCGCAGATTTGCAGGTAGGTGACGTGCTATTGATGAAAATCCGAAGCCCTAACGACGTGCCGAATCATGCGGCTGTCTACACCGGTGACGACGAAATCCTCCATCACCTTTGGGGTGAGGCGTCGCGACACGACACCCTTCCCCGCTATCTCCCCTTCCTAACCGACGTACTGCGCTACAAGGACTGACTTATTGGATAAACCCCGGATCGTTCGCCTATACGGGCGACTAGGGGCGATGTTCGGCCGTGAGCATCGCTTTGTAATTCGCAGTACGAGAGACGCACTAAAAGCTCTATGTGCAATGGTTCCGGGGTTTGAGCGTGAACTCATGACAAGCCGGGATCGCGGCATTGAGTACGCCGTGTTCGTAGGTCGTCGCAATATCTGCGAGGACGACATACCCGCGCCTGTTGGCGACAACGCAGTACGGATCGCGCCGATCATTCGCGGCAGCAAGCGAGGCGGTCTTTTTCAAACGATTGCAGGCATCGCGCTAGCGGCTATCGGGGCCGTTTCGTCGTACTTCGGCAATCCGTTCGGTACGCAAATGATGATGCTCGGTGCGTCTATGGCGCTCGGCGGCGTCGCTCAAATGCTATCGCCGCACGCAACAGCATCGAACGGCAGCAGCAATCGAAAGCAATCGTACTACTTCAACGGCGCGGAGAACGTGACCGAGCAAGGCGGCCCTGTGGGGTTGCCTTACGGTCGTCTGCGTATCGGCAGCACCGTTATTAGCCAAGGGATCACAGCAACCGATAAATGACCTTGATTCACGGCAGTAAAGGAGGTGGCGGCGGTTCATCGCCCGTGGAAGCCGACGACACCCTAAGCAGTACCGCATACGCGCAGATTCTCGACCTTCTAGGCGAAGGGCCAATTGCAGGGTTTCCAGATAACCTCACGCCCGCCCAGTGTGTCTACTTCAATGACACCCCGCTACAGAACACGGACGGCTCCTACAACTTCAACGTCAAGCAACTCGATTATCGGCTGGGCTATGTTGACCAGACGCATATCGCCGGCTTCGAAAGCTCTGTAGCGGAAACGCAAGTAGGCGTCGCACTTACGACTCAACAGCCGTGGTCGCACACGTTCACGAACGTTGACCTTAGCGCCGCCCGAATCACCCTCAGCGTTAGCGGTCTGTCAAAGACCGACACGAATACTGGGAACATTTACGGGTATCGGGTCGCGTATCAGGTTCAAGTGTCCAAGGACGGCGGCTCGTTCTCGACAGTCATCGATACCGCATTCGACGGGAAAGCTAGCTCGACTTACACACGTTCGCACCGTATCGAACTGTCGGGCGCGAAATCACAGTACACAGTCCGCGTCGTCCGCCTTACGCCGGATGGCACTACACAGTACATCCAAGACAAGACGAGCATTGTTAGCTACGCAGAGGTCATCGACGCAAAGCTGTCGTATCCGTATAGCGCGCTGGTCGCTCTCCAGATCGATGCGGAGCAGTTCTCCAGCATGCCGACGCGGGCCTATGACGTGCTGGGCCTCCTCGTTAAGTATCCGTCGAACTACAACCCAAAGACGCGCGTATATACGGGGACTTGGGACGGAACGTTCTCATTCGGTTGGACCGATAACCCGGCGTGGATTTTCTACGATCTAGTTCTAAACAAGCGCTATGGGCTGGGGCGTTACGTCGATGCAACGATGCTCGACCGTTACGCTCTGTACCAAATCGGCCGGTACTGCGATGTGTTGGTGTCCGACGGGAAAGGCGGCCAGGAACCGCGCTTCACCTGCAATTGCTACATCGCGTCCCGCGCAGACGCCATCAAGGTTATTCAAGACCTCGCCAGCGTATTCCGTGGGATCGCGTATTGGTCGGCAGGCAGCGTCATCGCCTCGTCGGACATGCCATCCGATCCAGTCTACGTCTACACTGCCGCGAACGTCGTAAAAGGCGAGTTCAAGTATGTGGGTAGCTCGCTCCGCACGCGCTACACGACTGCACTTGTCACGTACAACGATCCAGGCAACGCGTATAAGCAAACCGTGGAGTACGTTGAGGACGCAGACGGCATTAACCGCTACGGGATCAACAAGGCTGAGATAACCGCATTCGGATGCACAAGCCGTTCTCAGGCTCAACGCGTGGGCCACTGGTCGCTCCTGACCTCGCGGTATGAGACCAACGCAGTGACGTTCAGCGTAGGTATGGACGGTACGCTTGCGCAACCCGGACAGGTCATTGCCGTAGCAGACCCGGCGCGCGCGCGGCGGCGAATCGGAGGCCGTCTACTCAGTGTGCAGGACGCGTCGCACGTAACGTTGGATCAGGCCCCGCCTGACATCGCGGCCGGTGATTCGCTCACGGTAATCATGCCGACCGGGATTGCGCAGAAGCGCGCTATCACGTCTATATCCAACGGCCTCGTTCAAACCGCTGACCCATTCTCGACTACGCCTCTGGCCGGCGCGGTGTGGATGGTCGAAAGCAGCAAGGTACAGGCGCAGCTTTTCCGGGTCACCAGTGTCTCCGAGAAAGAAGGCATCACCTTCGAAATTTCGGCAACGCAGCACGAACCAGGCAAGTACGCGGCCGTGGATAGCGGCGCGGCAATCGACCCCGCTCCGATCATCGGCCTACCGCTTAACACCCAGCAAGCGCCCGGCAATGTCCGCGTTTCACAGTTCGTCGTAGTCGATCAGGGCATCACGCGAACCAACATGACGATTGCTTGGGATTCCGCACCCAATGCAATCGCGTACATCGCGGAATTCCGGAAGGATAACGGGGATTGGATCACGGCCGGGCGAACCGGCGGCTTGTCTATCGACGTATCGAATATCTACACCGGTCGCTATGCGGCGCGTGTTCGCGCGGTCAACGCCGTGGACATCGTATCGCCCTATGCGTACTCGACCGAGACGGTTCTCCAAGGTAAGACTGGCAGTCCCCCTAAGCCGCTCGCATTCAGCGCTTCCACGGATCAGGTCATGTCGATCCGCCTAACTTGGGCGTTCTCGGCTGACGCGGCGGACACCGCTTACACGGAGGTCTATTACAGCGACACGCCAAGCTTCGAGAAGGCATCCCAGCTATCCCGATACGGGTATCCCACAAGTTCTGCGAACCTTCTCAATCTCGCTGCCGGCCATGCGCTCTACTTCTGGGCGAGGCTCGTAGATACGTCGGGGAACATCGGGCCGTGGTATCCGGACATTGCTTCGCCGGGTGTTCGCGGCGCCGCCACCGCCGACACCGATTTAATTCTCGGCTACCTCGTCGGAAAGATTACATCCACGGAGCTATCGAAGGAACTCCTTGGTCCAATCCAAGAGATTCCCGACCTCAAGCAGAAGGTAGAGGAAAACGACGCGCGCATCACAAGCGAGCAACAGGCCCGATTGGATGGAGACAAATCACTTGCCGGGCGTGTCGATAAGGTTGAAGCCCAGGTAGTAATTCCTGACATGGCGGGTAGCGATGGCGACTACGCGGGTAGCACGGAAGTCTACGCCGGGGTGTGGTCCGAGCAGTCCGCGCGTGCGGAGGGAGACCTTGCCCTGTCGCAACGGATCGACACAACTACGGCGCAGTTCACGTCCGCAAATGCGTCGCTTATCGCTGCCGTGCGCGATGAGTCGCAGGCCCGTGCGGATGCGATTAGCGCGCAGGCCCAGCGAATCACGACGGTTGAAGCCAAGGCCAACGACAACACGGCGGCAGTACAGACAGTCGCGAAATCCTACGCTGACCTCAACGGCCAATTGTCGGCGTCGTACACGGTCAAGACGCAAATCACCAGGGACGGCCGCACGTACATGGCCGGCCTCTCTTTGGGCGTCAATGGTAACGGCGGTGACGTGGAATCCCAGGTTCTAGTCGCGGCTTCACGATTCGCTGTCCTCGATCCTAACGGCTCTGCCGTAACGTCGCCGTTCGTTATTCAGGGCGGCCAAGTGTTCCTCAATGAGGCATTCATCGGGAACGGCTTCATTAAGAACGCCATGATTGGGAGCTACATCCAGTCCGATAACTACGTGGCTGGGCGGCAAGGATGGCGGCTTGATAAGAGCGGCTGGTTCGAAATCAACAACACTGACGGACAAGGAAATCGACTGAACATCGACAGCAACGGCGTACGTGGATACGACGCTAACGGAACCCTTCGGTATCGCTTGGGGTTCTATTGATGGCCGTGGGACTGCAACTGTGGGACGCCTCCGGGCGTCTCGTCTTAGACGGTAGCACCCGATGCGGTCGCATCAAAGACATGGTGTATGTGAATGGAAACGATGGAGCAGTAGGCGCGAATCTGTCGGACGGTACTCCGTGGTGGTCATTCATGCCGGAGTTTTTGTTTAAGCACATCAGCATGAACGCGCCCGTGCCGATCATCGACATTGACGCGAATGGCGTCCGTTGGAGGTACAGCACTACTAGCGACGGCTATCGGACTCCGGTTCAAGGCTGGCTAGTTTACGGCGTGTACTGATGTCCGTAGGGTTCCAAGCGTTCACAGATTCTGGTCTGTTCCAGATCGACGGATCGACGGCGAATTATCAGCTAACCGCCAGCCTCGCAGCGGTATCGCAGCAGACCACAATCAACACCGTCTACAACAACGCAAGCATCCAATTTACCGGAACATTCTGGCTGTGTAGCTTCACATTTCGGGCCGACCAGCCGCCGCTCTGGGCGTTTGTCGCAGACGGCGGAGTGATGGTTACGCCGTGGGACTTCACAAGAAGCGGCAGTATCTACACGGTTAGATTGATTACAACATCGCAAACGACCGTACGACTGTTCGTGTACGCGCGCGTATCCCCTGCCTCGTCAAACTTCGGGTTTCAAGTGTTCGACACAGCCGGAACACTCATCGCGGATGCTTCGCAGCCATTTTGCAAAGTGCTTGACGTGGTGGCCGGGCAATACCTCGACGGCTACGGCTGGGCTGTGACGGGCTTCCCTGGAGTCGGTACGCAGTCGCGAAGCTATGGCCGACCTGTTGCTATCGCGTGCATGTGGCCGGCCCACTACATCAGCGGGTCAACCAACAGCAATCAGCGGCTTTGGGACATCGCGGAGATGAGCGCGGTTGGTGTGTCCGGCGATGTCATCACCTGGGAACTACATCGCTATAACGGAGGAAATCCTCCAAACATAACGTGCTACCGCGAGTGCATGCACTACCGGTTCATGGTCTTGGATATGACGGGCGTTCTGTAGCTCGCCCATACAAGGAGAAGATGGGAATTTTTCAAGAGGCGGCCGACAGCGCCGCCGCATCGGCCGGTAAGGTCACGGTCACAACCGGTACCGCCCTATACGGCATCACAACCCTGCCCCTCAGCAGCTACGCGGCGGCACTCTCGATTGTGTTGTCGGTCTGCTATATCTGGGGCGCTCTGCCCCGCGTGGCGCGTACTGCGGTAGCGCTCAAACGTGGCTTGATCGATAAGGATTGGTCCCTGTGGCGAAAGCTGGGCGACCAACCCACTCCGACGAAAGACGACTGATGCGGGGGATTGATCAGATTATCGCGGCTCTGTTCCTGGTCGCGGCGATAGCTGCGGCCGGAGCGGGACTCTACGCGAAGCACGAACACGCGCGAGCAAGCCAACTACAGGACCGGGTGCAGAAGGTTGAACGGGAACGAGATGGATACGCCCGTGCGCTCGACGCTCAGAAGATCGCCGAAGAAAAGGCACGGAAACGCCAAGAAACGGCCTCTGACCGGCTGGCGAAGGCTGTCAAGGACAACACCGTAGTAGCAGATACGGTCGTCCCTGATGCGGTCTGGGACGCAATCTACGGGGATTCAAATGAGGGGAATTAATGCAGGAGCGGCCGTGTTGCTCGCGGCCCTATTGGCGGGGTGTGCTTCGGGGAGTGCGGGAAGGATTCCGGACGCGTACTTGCAAGACTGCGCCCATGCTCCGAGACCGGCCGGCAAGACGGTCGCGGACTTAGCTCAGGCTTTGATAAACGAGCGGGCCGCAATGGAGGCGTGTGACTGGCGAGATAAAGCCGCCCTCCGGGCGTGGATGGCGGCAACAGGGAAGTTATAGCCGCGCCGCAATATCCTCGGCAGTTTCTCGGTAGTACGTGTTTTGGAGGATCGACAAATCCTTGTGGCCGCTAATTTTCGCAAGCGTCATTACGTCGACCTTTCTGGAGAACCGGGTAAGCGCTTCGGCGCGCGAGTCGTGAAAGTGAAGCCCTTCAATAAGGAGGCCATCCCGCGCCTTCCTGAATAAGGTATCGAGCGATGCGGACGAAATTGAAAAGCACTTGTCCCGACCGGCCACCGGCTTAAGCAGACGAATCGCCTGTCGTGAGAGCGGGATCGCACGAAGTCGGCCCGTTAGGTACTGCATCTTATGCGGAACGGAAGCGACGCCCTTGTTGAGATTTAGTGTGTCTTTTCCGAGACTCAAAATCTCACCTGCCCGCATGGCGGTACGTAGCGCAACAAGGAACGCGAGCGCGACCTCTTGATACTTCGTCTGGGGCACTTGGCCGGTCTTGTAGCCAAGCCAGCGGCACAGCGGCTTTACCTCTTTGAATGCGGAAATTCGGCGGTCTCGCGGCGGCGGCTCTGCCGGCATCTTCAAGCCGTCGAATGGCTTATGTTCAATCCAATGCCACTCAAGGCGAGCGACCGAGAACGCATTGCGAAGCCAGTTGATGTCACGCAGAACAGAGGCGGAGGATACGGCCGCGACCTTTCTACCATCCGGCGCGATGAAGCCCTTGAGACGTGCATCGCGCCATGCGGCGAGGTCGGGTGTTTTGACTGCGGACAGTGTCTTGTCCGCGAAGGTGGGGAAGTTCTTGAGAAAGGCTGCAATTCGAAGCTGCTCCGAACGCCCGCCCTTCTTGTTCACTGAGACATCGGCACTGTAGCGCGTAAGCATGTCGCGAACCGTATGCAGGTCCGCCGCAGGTGTGTCTTGCTGCTGTCGCAATTCTCGCTCGCGGTCGGCGGCCCACGCCCGCGCGTCGCGCTGTGTGCGAAACACCTGGGAATCCCGTACGCCCGCGACATACACCTGTGCGCGGTAGCCAGTCTTGTATTTTGTGATCGATGCCATGCGTAACCCCGTGCGTAATTCTTGGGGAAAGCATTGTACGGAAATAGAAAAGCATCGTCTATCGACGAAAAGCCAAACCCTTGATTTATAAGGATTTCGACATTCGCTGTCGATACCCGTAGATAGTCGTGGTGCCGGGGACCGGACTCGAACCGGCAAGCCAGTTAAGGCGGCGGATTTTCGTCACACTGCTTCTTTCAAAGCCGGCGTCGCGTGCGCGAACCGTTCGTGCGCTGGACTATGCCTTCACCGTCGCGCGCGGGCGTGACCGCTGCCCGTGCGCCTTAGGCGCCCCCCGTCTAGTCTCTACACCTTCCTCGCTGCATCTCGCCGCGAGGCTTGGCTCGGCGTTGCCTCGATGCGCGCATCAGGGGTTTCGCCGAATTTGAAGGGTTCTGCACCGACCGTTTCCGGTC